GGATCTCAGAGAAGAATAAGAAGAAGAGTAGAAGAGCGGTCTCGAAGGGGACAAAACTAGGCCAAGCCCGCGATTCTGCTCAGATCAGGCCCGACAAAACCCGACAGAAAGGGACACAGTGAACGAGGCGTCGATCGAGAAGTACCCGCTCGCGTGGCCGACAAGGGCGGCGACGTCGAGGCGTGGCTCGAGCTCCAGCAAGCGCGCGAGCAGGCGCTCGCCTCTCTCGGCGTGTAGCTACGGAGCCGCCCCCAGCGCCGCGCGCAGCATCTGAATCGGCAAGCTGACGAGGCCGATCAGCGACTGGCCGAACTCCGAGAGCGCCGTCATCTCCTCGGTCGTGGGCGGGTCAGTCCAGCCTCCGTTGCTCGCGCACGAGAGCGACGTGACGTTGCCGGTCGCCGGGTCCAGCGTCACCGAAAGCCCAGTCGCGCACGCGATGGTGCCACCCTTCGCCGTCACCTGCTCGGCGCTCACGTTGGCGCCGCTCGACGTGGGGATCGACTTCGAGCTGGCGCAGCCGGCGAGCAGGAGCGCGAGTAGGAGTGCGTACCTCACTTGCCACCTTCGTTCGGCGGGCGATTGCCCGAGCTGGACGAGAGCGCGGCGCCAGCGGTGCCGAGCGTGAAGATCGCCGCATTGACGAGCCGCTCCATGATCGGCCTCTTGTTGGGCATCGCGTAGAACGAGCCCGCGCCGACGAGCAGCGCGAGCACTGCGGCCTTGGCGAACACCATGTCGTACCAGAGCTTGCTGATTAGGTCTTTCATCTTCACCCCTTCGGATCGAACTCACCGTGGAAGTGGTCGCTCTCCACGATGCAGTCGTAGTTAGGCCCGAGACGTTCCCGAACCTGCGTCGCGATCAACTGTTGAAGCGGGAGCGCCATCCCGCGAGAGCGGAAGTCGAGCGCCTTGTCCGCGTAGTGCAGCGAGCCCGCCTTGTGCTTCCCGTCGGTGCCGCTCGTGATGACGCACTGGACGCTGTGCTGGGCCATCACCTCGGCCACCACGACGGCGAGGTTGAGCACGGGCGGCAGCACGACGCCGGGCTTGACGGTGAAGCTGCTCACTCGCTCGCCCGCTTCAGCAGCCAGAGGCAGACGGCGAAGAGCAGCACCGCGCAGAGCGCACCCGCGCCGAAGAAGCCGAGGCCAGCCGTGAAGCCAGCCAGCATCACCGTGACCCGTTGTGGTTGGCGATCTCGGCCCGCACCCGCTCCGCCGCCTCAACGCCTGCGAGCTTGCGCTCCACGATGCCGACGCGCCCGTTCTGTGTCCGCACCTGGTCTGTTAGGGCGTCGATGGATTCCTTCATCGCGTCGATGCGCGCGCCCTGCCGAGCGCCGTAGATGAGGATTCCCGCGAGCGGCACTAGGCCCGAGATGATGTCGCCGATGGTCACGGATTCGATCACGGCTCACACCGGCACGGAGTTGTCACGGGCACGCGGCACCACCTTCCGGATTCAGTTTTAGGGCATGAGGAGTAAACGCATCAGTTGGCCTCGTTGGCTCGCGCGTGAATCTTGCTCGTGTGCCATTGCACTTCGGTGATGTTGACAGTGTCCGCTGTGCCGCCGACGTTGACCGCGGCTAGGCAAGGGGAAATCTGATTGGTCGAGACTGTGAAAAACGCGCCGGCAGTATCCAGAGAGACGACCGGGATGCCGTCAATCTCCATCATAGTGTCGACAATGTCGCCGAAGCCCTTGGGCTGGAAAAGGCCGGACAAGTCTAGGTTCACATTTCGCACTCTGGTCCGAATCGTGACCGTGTGGTAGTTGCCCTCGTAGACCTCCACGGTCGTTATGTCGGTCGTCCCCCACCTGGCGGTGAAGGTGCCAGCGGCGTCCCACTTGACCCCACCGATGGCGTTGGCGAAGGCCCCAGTCGTGGTGAGTGCGAGCGTCGCCGCGTCGGCGGCTGAGATCGGACAGAGCCCGATGGCGGGAATCACCGTCGTCCCAGAGCGCCAGAACGTCGCCTCGAAGAGCACCGCGTTCCCTGGAAGCCTGCCGAGGTCGTCGTAGTCTAGGACGAGCGACGCAGCGGCAGGCATCGTGTACTGAACCCCGGTGCTCGCAGCAGTACCAGGGTCGAGGATCGCCTGACCGCTCTGGCCGACCGCTGAGTCGAGCACGAAGGTGTCGGCAATCGGAGCACTGATGGCCGTGCGAATCCACACCGGCGCAACTGTGTCGTTCGCCCCGCAAGTGGCGCTCGCGCAGGAGACGTCGCGCTTGTTGCGGAAGTTCAGGACCGTGTGGTCCATGTCGTCGTGGAGAAGCCACTGCCATGCCTGTTTAGGAGTGGAAGCCTCGAAGCAGTCGAGCTGCACGCCGGCGATGTCGCCTCCGGTGGGTGCTGTCGTGAGGACCACCCGGAGAAATGGCCCCGCCGCAAGAGACAAACGGGCATCGTTTCCAACCTGATCCCAAGGACTGAGCGGGTAAGCTGCCAGATCTCCGAGTAAGATAGTCTGGCCGCAGCTTCCGAGAGCAACCCCGCGCGTCGGGCAAGCGTATATCGAGCCCCTGGTGACGTTCGTGTTGTCATTCACGGACGGGTCCCAGCGCATCCCCACGCCCGCGGTGCAGGATCTCGCGTCGAGATCGGCGCTGGTGCTCGCCGTCGCTGACCGATAGCCCCAGCTAGAGACAAGAGCGGCCTCGGTTCGTAGGTCCCTCCACACGCGCGACCATTCGTTTGCCGCGGGAGTCTCTGATGTGCTTGTGCTGTTAGCGAGCGTGTCGAGTCTCCCAGAGAACGGGAGCTTCGCCATCGCGTAGGACGCGCTGCACACCTTCACCGAGCCGCCGTCCCCGTCCGTGTCGATGTCCACGTCGAGGATGCCGCCGTTGGTCTCGACCTTGGTTGGGGCCGAGGAGGTGCCGGTCATCGTCGCGACGAGGCGCGTCCCAGTTTCGGCTGCGGGGTCGGCGTCATCGACCACACCGATCGGCAACTCGTAGAACGAGACGCTCATCGCCGTGCCGTTGGTCGCAACCGCGGTGAACGCGAGCTCGCCGGCGGGCACGCGCAGTCCGGGCTGCGCGTTGCCGGCGTCCGACGCGCCTAAGATGAACGCAGCGCACGAGCCGGCCCCGAGAGTCCCCGGGGTGTTCCACGCCGCCGCAAAAGCCGGGCACGCGAACCCGAGCACGAAGAGAAGAGCAAGCGAGCGCTTCATTCGATCACCTCCCCCGCGACCGCGGGTGCTTTCATTGGGATATCGACGAGCACGCGCTCCTCGACCCCCGGCCTCGGAACGTAGGTCTCGGGCGCCGGTGCGGTCGTTCTGCGCATGCGGTTCGCCCAGTTGATGAGCCAGACGAGCCCACGATCGGCCTTCTCGCGGACGAGCTCGCGAACGACCGATGGCGCTCCCGGAGGCTCCACGAACGGGGCGAAGGGCGGGTAGGGCTCCCACAGCGCGAGGAAGTGGAGCTCGGAGAGCCGCGTGCCTCGAGTCTCCCCATCGCGCACGACGAGCCACGTCCCGCTGGCGTCCCGCTCCGCGTAGAGGAACTCCGGCGGGAGAGCGGGAGTCTCGCGGCGTTTGGCTTTCACGCGCATCGCTACTCCGAGATGAAGGTCATCGAGATCGCGCCCACGGCGAGCGAGCCCGCGCCGCCTGCGGACACGAGCACGGAGATGCCGTTGGTCACGCCCGCGGCGTTGACGATCGCCTGCTCGCCGTTTGCTGCGTAGTCCTTGCAGATGTAGACGGGCTGCGTGATGCCGGTCGTCCCGGCGACCACGGTCTGCGGAAACTGCCATTGGTCGAGCGTCGCGCCGGCGGTGCCTAGGGTCGCCGCGAGCCCGCGCGCGAGCCCGCCGAACGAGCCAGCGGCTGGGTCGTGCTTGCTGACAGAGGTCGTGCCGGTGCCTTCGTTCGCGAGCGCCGTGCCCGCCGAGCTCGCGGTCGTCCGCCGGGAGACCGTAGTCGTGATGATCGTGCCCGCCGCCGTCGCGCCGAGGGCGTAGGTGACACAGATGCGCGACACCTTGAAACCAGTGCCGGCGCTCGACTCGACCTGGAGGTTGTAGGCTGCCGTGGTCGTCGCGCCCGCGACCGTCGCGGTGTAGGTCGTTCGGGTGGACGGGGCGTGCGCAACGAGTGCGGCCTTATTCGCCGTGACCGTGAGCAGATCGGAGCTCGCCCCGCTGTCGATCTCGACGGACGCGAGCGACGGAACCGCGAGCAGGAGCGCGAGGAGAAGGGAGAGGAAGCGTTTCACGGGTCAGACTCCTAAGCAGTGGACGGCGTACTTGCCGATAGCATGGCCGAACCGCGGGGCGCCGGTGAGCGTGAATCCGGTCGCTGCGACGCGGGTGTGCGCGGCGACCACGAGGCCCTCGATCACCGCGTCCTCGGCGCCCTCGGCGCGGTCCGCCGTCGCGACCATCGTCGGCGCGCAGGCGATCTCAGTGCCCGCAGCGACCCAGGCCTGGCCCGTGACCACCACGGAGGCGATGTCGGAGCCGCCGAGGCCGAAGTCGAGCGTCACGACGACGGAGTTGCCGTCGGTGCCGCAGACGACGCCCCCCGTGCCGTCTCCTTCGAGCGTCTCGCCCGAGAGGCACGCGCTCGCAAGGTTCTCGGCGGTCACGGGATCCGCGGCAGCCTGCGAGTGCTCGGCGGCGTGGGTCTCTTCCTCGAGGTCTGCGGTTACGTCGGTGCCAGCGTTCTGCGTGAGCAAGAGCGAGCCGCCCGCGAGGCCGAGCGGCGCCGTCGCGGCAATCTCCTCGATGTTCCCGTTCGCGCCCGAGACGCGGCCGAGCAGGCGATCATCGGCGACGACGTTCTGCACCTTTGCGTAGGTGATCTGATCATCGTTCACGTCGGCCGTGTCGACGAGCTTCGCAGCCGCGTCCTCGACGCCCGCCGTCATGTGCCGGAATCCCGTGCCGGTCGGCACGCTGGCGGCGCTCCTGGCGACGTTCCCGCCGCAGCTGATCTCGAGGATGCTCGTGCCCGCGCCCACCGCGACGCGCTCGACGCGCAGACGCCGGAAGCGCGGCACGAAGACCGCCTCGCCGTCCGCGACGAAGGCGACCTCGGCCTTGCTCTCGGTGCAGGCGACGTCGCTGCACGAGTGCACCGTCGCGTCGCCGCCGGCGCCGTCCGCGAAGCCCACCGCGACCGTCCGGCACTGCGGCCCGAGTCCCCGGATGCTCGAGAAGCCGGTTCCGTCGGCCGCCGCGAACTCGTAGCGGGTCGCATTGTCCTGAGCGCCGACGAACGGGTCGACGTTGAACCACGAGGCGCCTACAGCCGGCAGAGCGGCGAAGGCCACGCAGAGCGCCGCGATCGCAGCCCGGACGCGAGTCACGGCCATGAGAGACCTCCTTGTTAGTCGTACCAGCTCGCGTCGTGCGTCGCGTGCACGTGCCAGGCGACGGAGTCGGTGCCACCTGTGTCGTAGCGGACGTAAGACGTGCTCTGGCCCGCCGCGACGGTCGAGATGAGGCCATTCTCGCCGAGCTGGTTTCGCGGTGCGTTGTTAGACCCAACGGCCGGGTTGTAGGTCGCGAACGTCCCGGCAAAGCGCAGCGGGCGCGCGTGATTCCAGTGCATCCCTGAGATAGCCGTGCCGTCTTTCCCGTGCCCGATCAGCGTCCCGCCGAAGCCCGCGGTGCCGGCGTTGAGGGTCGCGACGCTCACCGAGTAGCCCGGCGTCTTCTGGAAGCCGAGCAGGCACGCGTCGAGCGCCTCGTCGAAATCGTCGACCAGCAGGGTTGCCGTGATGTCGCCGAAGGCGAGCCACGCATCGACCACCGTGAACTGGATGGTCGCCAGGTTCATCGCGAGGAAGTCGACGTAGAGCTCGACGCCGTTCTGGGAATCCACCATCGCGCCGAGGTCGAACGTGTGCGTGAAGGCCACCTCGTTGCCCGAGGCGAGCGCGCCCGGGAAGGGCTGCGTCAGGCGGTTGGTCATGTTCGCGACCGCGAACTTGGTCGCGTTCGCCTCGTCGGGGCCCGTGTTCGAGGTGCTGCGCACGTGAAAATCCGGCGTGATCGAGCCCGTCGTGCCCGAGTGTTTGACCTTGATCCCGAAGGTGACGTTTTTGTTCGCGAGCAGCGCGCCGAGCCGGCGGACCTTCGAACGCCCGAGGCGCGTCCCGAAGCGCATGTTGGTCATGCCCGCGGCGCCGTCGAACTCGAGCCCGAGCGGCGAGCGCGCGGCCGAGTGGAGATCCGCCGCGACCGCGGTGCGGCGCCAGGTGACGACGCCGCCGGTCGGGTACACGAACCACTCGTCACACACGTAGGCATCGAACCCGGTGTTCGTGCCGGTGGCCGTCTCGCTCGGGAAGCGCTGCGAGACGAGCAGGCTGCCGTTCACGAGCTCGTTGCCTCCGACCACGGCCGCCGCGATCGAGGCCGTGATCTGCGTCGGGACGTTCGTGCCCACCGCCTCGTAGGCGTGCGCGCGCGCGCCCGCGTCGAGATTGTTGAGGATCGCGAGGATCTGAAACTGGATCTTCTGCAGCTGCGCGAGGAGGTCGCCGGAGTCCGCGAGCGCGAGCGGGTTCACCTCCACCTGCTGCTCGGCGATCGTGAGCCCGTCGACGTTGGTGAGCGCGAGGTCGCCCGCGGTGTCCCACATCGCGTTAGTCAGCGAGCCGTTAGGCGGGAGCGCGGCCGGGCCCGAGGCCGTCGCGAAGTTCGCGAGCGCGTAGGCGCGCGTGACGGCGTCCTGCCCGCTCGTCGGATCCGCGAGGTTCGCGATCCGGTTGCTGTTCGCGTTGTAGGCGCCCGAGCCGTCAGTGTCCGTCTCGGCGAGTCGAGGCGTCCGGGTCGCGAGCTCGCGAGTGCGCTGGTTCTGGTGCACCTGGCGATCGAGTTCGGCCTCGAGCGACTCGGCCGGGAGCGAGGTGCCGCCGACGAGGTCGAGCACCTGCGTCAGATCGGGGTCGTGGATGATGAAGAGCGTCACGCCAGCCGCGGGAGCGGTCGTCATCGTGACCGTGCCGCCGGTGATGACGTCCTCGCCGGTGATCGTGTAGTGCGTGTTCAGCACCTTCACGGTTTCGACGCCGAGCGCCGAGCGCTCGATCACGAGGAGCGCCGCGTTGTCGTGGAACATGAACGGGACCGCGAAGGCCACCGTCACGTCGTTGCCGGCGTAGGAGACGCGGACCTGCTCGCTTGTAACGGCCATCAGCGCCCCCCGCCCGTGCGACTACTACCACGGCGGCCGCCGCGCGTCTTGTCTTCTTCGGTCGTCACGTCCTCGATCGTGCGCAGCGGGTAGTCGCCCGGCAGCCCGTAGGCGAGCGCCCAGAGCCGCAAGGCGTCGAAGCCCGCTTTCAAGAGCGCGTCTTCCTTCCCTTGGGCCGCGTCGATCGTGTCGCCGAGAGCGGTGCTGACCTCGCGGTAGAAGACGCCGAGAGAGCCCGGCGTCGGCGTCTCCTTGCGCTGGATCGAGCGGCGCAGATCCGTGATCCCAGGGATTAGGTCGGCGACGCCCTCGAGCCCGTTGCGCGAGACCGTCTCCCACCAATCCTCGTCGTCGGGCGGCTCGCCGCCTTGCCCAGTAAGCCCCCACCAGAGGAGCCCGATCGTGCCGCCGAGCATCGACGGCACCCAGGCCGAGAAGATCAGCGCCCCGAGCACAGCGCCCGGCGAGTGCGTCGTCCGCCACGCGCTGCGCACTTGGTTGAGCGACGTGAAGCGGTAAGTCGCGAGGAAGCCGAACACGACGCTCGCGAGCGAGTCGAACGTCGTCAGGATCACCGGCTGCGAGAGCCGCGAGCCCGAGCCTTCGCCGACGCGCACCGCGGTCTCGGCCGAAGCGATCGCCGCGCTCTCGCTGAGCCCGCGGCCCTTTGCAAGGTCGTAGGCCGCGAGCGCGAGCGGGATGTCGACCGAGTGCAGCTGCACCCACGCGATCGCCTTCGCAGCCCCTTCGATGAGCGCGGCCTTGAGCCCGGTCTGCCCCCGGACCCGGTTGCGCACCTCTTTGATTTCGCGGTCGTAGCTCTCGAGACGGCCCCGAAGTACCGGGAACTTCGCCATCGCAGCGGCGCGCACGCGCAGGAGCTCGGCGGGGTTGCCCTCGCCGAAGCTGCGCCAGGTCGCGGCGATCAGCGCGCGCGTCGCGACGAGGTGCCGGAGTCCGACGTGCGCGGTCACGCCCGCTGGCAGCATCTCGTCCGTCACCTGCGTCGAGAGCTGCTGCACGGCGTTCGAGACGCCCGTCACCTGCTTCAAGATCGTGGTCACGCGGCCGAGCAGCGTGAAGGCCGCCGCGCGGTGGTGCATGCCGTAGGCGAGCCGTGTGAACCAGCTGAGGCCCGAGGGCGTGCGCGATTCGCCGGCGATCGATTGCAGCCAGGGCTTCCACCAGGAGACGACCGAGAACTCGTCGCCGAGCGTCGCGCGCATCGCCTCGTGCACCGAGTCGTGGTTGATCGTCTTCCAGATGTCGAGCAGCGCCTCGCGGAAGGCGAGGTCGCGCGAGACCGATTCGAGGTGGTTGAAGAGGATCTCGTCGCCTTCGATGAGCAGCGCCCGAGACCGTAGGAACGTCCGCGCCTTGGTGTAGGGATGCCGCGGCTCGACGCGCCCGACGCCGATCGCTTCGGTGCGCAGGATGTCCTCGGCTTGCCGGAGCGCGGCCGCGTCCGAGCGCGAGGGGTCGTAGACGACGGGGAAGTATCCGCCGCGCATCTTGACCCCGGTCCTCGGCGTCGTGAACTTCGCCGGCTCGATCGGCTCGGGTGCGTGCCCCGTCATGCGCTCCTCGAAGCCGAGCACCTCGTCCCGGAAGGACTCGAGCAGATCCCAGACCGCTTGCACGTGCGCCCAGTCGTCGGCGTCGAGATGCTCGTCGAGAATCGCAACGATCCACGCCCGAGATCCGTCCGGGTCGAGGTCCGCCATCTCGCCCGAGATCCAGCCGTAACCGCCGAGGAGCTTGGTCAGGTTCGAGCCGGGGCCGACGTTGCCGACGTTGTAGGCGACGTGCAGCAGGTTCCGGCGCGTCACCTCGAAAGGCGCGCGCTTCCAGCGGTTTTGGAGCCGGTTCTCGGGGAGCGTCTCGTCGAGGTATTCGCGGCCCCGCCGGTCGAGGTAGCGCGAGTGCGCCTTCTCGAGCGGTTCGACGATCTGGCGGAGGCGGTCGCCGTGCTGGCCCTCGGCGACCGAGAGCTTGCCGATGAAGAGCTCGTAGATCGTGGTCGTCGGGTCCGCGTTCGCGATCGCCCAGATGAGCGCTTCCTTCCCGGTCGCGATCGCGTCGGCGCCGCGCGCGGCCTTGAACATCCGGTCGCCGAGGCGCGCAGCATCGCGCTCGGAGAGCGCGCGCGGGACGTTGCGCCAGCGGAACGGGAGCGGGTTGAAGGTCGACAGGCGCGTCGCCGGCCGGAGCGTTCCGGCTTTCACCTCGGCAATCAGCGAGCGTCGCACGTCTTCGCGCTGGCGCGTCTCCTGGCCGATCCGCACCTCGAGCTCGCGCTTCGCGGCGTGGTCGATCGACTTGAGCGTCGCGAGCATCCCGCGGAACTCCGAGAGCGTCATCTCGCGGTAGTTGACGCGCATGCCCTCGCGCATCCAGCGCGGGAGCTCGGCGTAGAGCGGATCCGAGGGATCGCCCGGAAGGTCCGGCACCGCGAGCTGGTCGCCGTCCGCCATGCGGGCCCGCACCCAGTCGACGAAGGGCGCCCGGCGCCGGCGGATCTCGGGATCGCTTTCGGCTTTCAGCGTCACGCGCTCGAGCACGCCGTCGAGTTGGTCGAGCCGGCCGTTGCCCGAGAGCCCGATGCGCTTTCGGACATCGGCGCTCGAGCGGTAACGGCGCGCGAGATCGAGCGCGACGCGCACCTCGTCCTTGGCCGCGTAGCTGAGCCGCTCGAGCAGCCGATGCAGCTGAACGCGCTGCAGGTGGAGAGCGGCCCGCTCGCGGTCGCCGGCCTTGTAGGCCTTGCGCGCGGCGCGCTGCTCGCGCTCGGCGGTCGCGCGGTGAAGCGTCGAGCGGTCGTGCGCGGCGCGGTTCGCGAGCACGTCGCCGACCTTGGTCTCCGAGAGCATGCGCTCGGCCTGATGACGAAGGGCTTGCAGCGGGGTCGGACCGTCGCCGATCTGCGCGTGCAGGATCTTGTCCTGCACCTCGAGCCAGTCGGCCATCGAGTCGCCCGCGAGCGCTGCAAGGACGCGCTCCTCGAGCTCGCCCGCGGCGAGGCGGCCGGCCGCGGCGAGGCGGCGCTTCACTTCCTCGGCGGCGACGCGCTCGCGGCTGCCGGCTTCTTTTGAGCCCGCGGCGAGCAGCGCGCGCACGAGATCGGCGCCCGTCGCGAAGCCGAACTGCTCGGCCACCGTGTCCGGGTGCACGCCGTCCTTCGAAGCGGTGAGCCACGAGCGTTGCCCGGTCGGGACTTCCTTGATCGCCTGCCCCGCCGGCGTGTCCTCGCGGAATAGAGAGTAGAGACCCGCGCGCGAGAGCTTCACTTTCGGGAGTTCCGCCGGCGTCTCGCGCCCGAGCAACTGCCCGGTGCGCAGGTAGTGGTCGGCCTGCCACACGGGCTCCCGCGCCATGTCGCGTGCGACTTCGGCCTCGATCGACTCGCGCACCTCGGCTTCCTTGCGGTCGCGCTCGGCCTCTACTCGTTCGAAGATTCCGCGCTGCTTCGCCATCGCGAGCAATTGAGCCCGGTCGACCTGATTGGTCACGCGCTCGCGCGCCTTCGCCATCGCGGCCTCGAGCGTCGCCTGCTCTTCGGGCGTCACCTCGCCCGGCGCGAAGATCGAGCCGAGTGCAGCGTCGCCCTCCTGGCGCGCGATCTCCTCGTCGGTCGCGAGGAGGCGGTCGAAGACGGCGCGCACGTCGTCGGGGAGGGCTTCCTTCCCGATGAGGTCTCGGACCGAGCGGTAGAGCGAGACGAGCCACTCGCGGAAGCGGCCGAAGGCGCTGCGCAGCGCCTCGCTCGGAGCCTTGCCGGTGCGGAGGTAGGCGAGGAACAAATCGGTGAGCTGCTCGGCCTGCTCGCTCGTAACCGTGTCGCCCGGTTCCGCGCCGACGGCTTTCAGCAGCGCATCGGCATCGGCGAGCACCTGCTGCTCCCAGGCGGCGCCCGGCTCCTGCTCGCGTAGGGCGTCGGCTTCTCGCAGGAGCGTGAGCGTGTAGTAGTGGCCGAGCTCGTGCAGCGCGGTCGAGAGGTCAGAGGCTGCCGAGAAGCGGACGATGGCCTCGCGCTGATCGGGCGAGAAGGTGATCGAGCCGCGGCCGCCGGATGCCGCGAAAGAGTCGTCGCTATCCCCGAGCAGGTCCTCGAGATCCTCGCGCGTGATGAACTCGCCGCGCTGCGAATAGAAACCGTCGCGCGTCGAGCCCTCGACGCCGATCTCGTCCAGCGTTCGCTGGATCGTCGCGTGCTGCATGTCCGCGCCGAGCAGGTAGACCACCTCGCCACTCGAAAGCCGCAGCGCGGGGCTGTAGGACTCACGTTCGTAGAGCGCGGCGACAGGATCGTCCGAGGTCCGAGCGAGACTGCGATAGAGCGCACGCAGGCGGTCGCGCGAGGCGCGCTTGGGTGCGCGGTCGACACCGATGTCGAGCTCGTCGAGTTGCTCCTCCTGCTCCGGAGAGACGAGCGGATCCTCGACGCGTTCCGGCTGGAAAAGCGTCTGCTGCCCGTCGTCCCTTCGGCGATCGAGCCCGAGCCGCTCGCGCCCGGCCTTGGTGAGCGCCACCTGCCGCCCGAGCGGGTCCGCGGTCAGGTCGCTCGCGGTGAGCGTCGCGAGGCCTTCCTCGGCGAGCTCGTCGGCGACGGCGTTCGGATCTGCAAGCTCGAGCGCTGCGCCGATGGCCGAGACGGTGCGGTCGGAGGCGGTTTTCAGGTGCTCGAGCAGGCGCTTGGCTTCGCGGCTGATTTCGCCGGCGCCGGCGAAGAGCCCGGTTTGGCGCGGGCCCTGGTAGTACGTCTCCTCGAGTTGCGCGGCGTCGCCGCTGTAGAGCACGAAGTTCTTGTTGCGCGAGTTCGAGATATACGAGTGCCCCGGCACGCCGAGCGAAAGGAGGTACTGGCTCGCCTCCTGCGCACCGGGATGACGGCCGCGGTTGCCCGTGTAGTCCGGCGCGAACGAGTCCTCGAGCGCGTAGTAGAGATCGCGCCCGCTCTGCTCGGGGAGCGTCTCGCGCGTGATGCCGACCTTCTCGAGCGCGGGCGCGAGCTTCTCGAGCAGCTCCGGCGTGTGCTCGGCGAGCGTCTTGTTCCACGCGAGCAGGTCCGTCTCGTCGGGGATCTCGAACCGCCGCACGTTGCCCGGCTGCACGTATGTCACGTCCTCGAGGTGCAGCGAATCCACAGCCTCCACGAGCAGCCGGTAAGTCTCGGCGACTCCGGCGAAGCTCTGGGCCACGCGCGCCGCGTCGACGGCGTCCTGCTGGATGCGAAGGATGTAGACCAGCGCAGCCGCGTTCCGCGAGGAACTAGGGTCGCCGCTCGCGTCCAGCGTCGTCCCGAAAGGAATCGCTTCGCCGCGCTCGCGCGCTGCAAGCGCCTCTTTGAAGCGGGCGGCGCGCTCGCGTGAAGTCGTGCGCCAAGCGACGGCGTCGGCCTGATTCCTCTCCTGCGCGTTCTTCCACTTCTTCCGCGTCTCGGCGTGCGCGTGGGCGGCTGACAGCGCATCGCCATCGCGGCCCTCCTGCATGAACGAGCCGATCTCGGCGGCGGAAACCTGCCGCGCGTGGTCGACGAGCTGCGAGCGCGCGAGGTCGCGCTCCCGCACCTTCGCGGCCATGTCCTCGTCGGTCGACGGCGCCTCGAGCACGACCCAGTCGCCGATCTCACGATCTTGCTCGACGGTCATGCCCGCGTAGGCGCCGCCGACGACGTTCGACCTACGGGCGAGATCCTCGGCCTCCTCGCGCGTCAAATAGCGACGCACCGGCTTGCGCCGAAGCTCGTCGCCGCGCGCCGTGACCACCTCCGTCTCGAGCGTCCCCGTGTTGTGCTCTTCGAGCGGCTGCCCTTTGAGCAGAACCCCGGTCCGCTCGACGTGGAAGTCCTCGGCGTCGATCTCGCGCAGTGCCGCGAGTAGCGCGTCTTCGGCCTCGAGTTCGAGCTCGCGGTAGCGAAGCAGGTCGAGCGATGCCGCCTTCTCACCGCCGAGTTTCGCGAGTCGCGCGCGGCGTTCGTACAGATCCGCGCGCTGGCGCATGAGCGTCAGGTGGCGCCCTTCGATCTCCGAGGTGATCGCGGCGGCGGGAGCGACGCCGCGGTCGATCACGCCGGCAAGCAGTGAGAGCGCCTCGCGGCGCGCACCCTCCGCGATTGCGGCGGGCTCGCGCAATCGAGCTGCAGCGGCGTCTGCGCGCTCGGCAACTTCGAGCGAGACGGCGCTCCCGTCCTGCTTGTGTTCCCTGCTCATCCGCTCGTAGCGCCCGATCTCTTCGAAGTGCCGGCGCACAATCCCGGGCCCGACCTGCGCGATCGCCGAGCCGCGGTAGGTCATCTCCGTGCGGTCGTGCGCGAGGGTCCGGCGATACCACTCGCCGACGGAGCGCATCGAGGTGAGGTAGTGCCCCCAGCCCTGCCCGCGCGTGTTCTCGCCCGTACCGATGTAGGAGTCCGAGAGCTTCCCGCCGATCAGCTTCTTGGAGGGGGAGCCCTGGAACGCCTGCGAGAACGCCGCTGCTAGGACATCGCGAGCTCGTTCAGTTCCTCGTCCGTCATCGCCTTCACCTCGCGCAGCGCCGTCTCGTACTCCGCGATCTGCGTCTCCGGGAAGCCGTGAGACCGGAGGCCCTCGGCGTTCACCAAGAGCATGATCTCCACGTTCTCGCGCTTCTCGTGCTCGGGCAGCGGCGCCTTTAAGGCTCGGCGCACGATTTTTAGTAGGATCGGACTCATAGAGCTCCCTCAGTCTTTCGAGCGTTCGCCAGTGTGTATGCACCAGCGCCCGGAGCTGCGCCTTAAGTGGCTCCTCGAACCCCGCGTCTCCGATCTCGGCGTCGAAGTTGGATTGCCAGCCGGCGAACTCCGCATCGTGGTCGCGCACGCGGACGTGCACGGCCTCGTGCCGAAGGATATGCCAGAACTCGGCGACCGCACCGCCGGCGCCCTTAGAGTGCCGCGCGAGCGGGTTCAGGAAAAATGCCTTGAATGGCACGTTGATATTGACGCCCCTGTAACCGGGCTTCGGCGGGGTGCCCTTGTCGATCGAGATGCCGACGGCGTAATTGCGTGCGTCGCCCCAGCCCGGCATTCCGGCGATCGTGTCCTTGAAGTCGGAGGCGAACGAGCCCATCTGCGCGAACATCGTGCGCGCCGCGAGCGCCTCCTCGGGCGTTCCGCCGAGGTAGTCGCCCGTCGTGTTGTTGTGATAGAGCAGCGTCTCGGGGTCGACGGCGTAGGCCTCGACGCGCTCCTCCGGCGTGTTCGACTTCATCGACGCCGCGACCCGGCGCTCGGACTCCTGTTTGAAAGCCGCGCCGCTTAGGCTCTTCGCGACCGGGATCTCGATGTCCGCGAGCTGGCGCAGTCCCGCATCGGTGAAGTCGGGCGCGACCGGCGCGGCGTCGTCCAGCCGCGAATACGGCATGGCCTTCACGTCGACAAACGACTTCGATTCCTCGCGCAGCGCGCGCGCGAGCTTGCGCGCGGACAGGAAGTTCTCGACCGCCTTGATGTCCGCGTCGATCGTCTTGCGGAAGCCGTCGCGCGTGTTGTTGAACGGATACCGTGGGTCGAGCGGGTCGACGTTCGGGTGAATGTCGAGGATCACGGCGTTTTCGCCGTTCGCTCCGAAGTGGTGGAACTGATAGAGCCCGGCCGAGAGCACCCGGAAAGGCGCGTAGTCTTGCGGCGTCGGGTTGATGTAGAGGTCCGCCGATCCCCAGTCGAAGGTGACCGTCGTAACGAAGGCGGCGCGCGTCTCGAGCGAGAGGTTTCGCCCCGTCGGCATCACCTCAACAAAGTCCCGGGCGTGCGGGTCGACCGTTTTCAGCGACACCTCGACGTTGCCGATGAGCGGCTGCTCGAGCACCGAGCGAACCACCCAAGGCTCTAACTGGATCGCTGTGGTTTCTCCCTGCTTGTTCACGAACGAGGCGGGGATCTTGACCGTGACGCGCGTCCCGGACGGGACTCCGGGCGCCGGCGAAGAGTGCAGGGTGATCGGCTCCTCGTTGCGCATCGTCGTGCTCGTCGCGTTCGCCTTTACGCGGACCTCGCCGCGCACCGTCTCGAGGTCCACCCATTCCGAGCCGAATAGGAAGGCCATCTTCGCGAGCCCGAGCCCACCCGACCGCTGCGAGATGGCGAGGTCGCCTTTATCGGTGCCGGCGATCTTGAAGAACGCTTCCTCGACGGTTTCGGCGCTCATGCCGATGCCATTGTCCTCGACCGTGAGCGTGCGCGCCGCGCGGTCGAGCGTGAGCAATATCTTGCCGTCCGGGCGCGCGGCCGCCTTCACGGCGTCGAAGGCGTTCTGCAACAGCTCGCGGGTCGCGGCGTTAACAAGCGGCTTGTCGTACATCGTCGGGCCGAGCAGGTCGTAGAGACGGCTCTTGTTCGACGTGACTTTGATCTCTCGGACCGTCTCGCCCTTCTCGCCGCGGTTGAAGAGCGGCTGGAAGAACGTCTCGCCGGCGCCGAGCCAATTCTGCTCGCGCGCCGAGACGTACTCCCCGGGATCGCTCGAGACCGCATCGAGCAGCGGGAGCCCGATCACTTTCCCGAAGCCGGCGAGATTCTGGGCAGCGCCGCGAAGGTCCGCCTTCGGCACGAAGGCGATCATCGCCGTCGCGTTGCGCACACCCGCCTCGCGGAGGATCGCCCCCATGCCGCGCTTCGGGTCGCCCGTGCGCAGGCGCTTCATCTCGTCAGGCTCGAGGTAGAGCGTGCCGACGGCCTTTTGCCGCGTGTTCAAGAAGAGAATGCCCGGCGCGCCTTCTGGCGAGAGAGAGTGCCATGCACGCAGCGCAGATTCAGGGTCGCTCGCGCGCAGCGGCTTCGCGTCGCCGATCGCTCGAAACCGCCGCTCGAACACGCCCGCGACGCGGTCGCGGCGCTTCGCCGGGATCTTGAACTCGCGGGAGCCTCCCATCGCGAGGCCCATCTCGATCTCGGCTGCGCGGCCACCAGGCGCAACGACGAGGGCGCCCGCGAGCTCGATGCCCGAGCCGCTGAGCGCCCGGCGCAGCCGGTCGTGTATCTCGTGATCCTCGCGGCTCGGGGACGCCTCTCCGCTCGGGTGATTGTGGACGAGCCAAACCTTCGCGGCGCCCTCGACCTGAAACACCGGCGAGAGCGTCGTCATCGGGTGCACGAGCGACGCGGACACGGTGCCGCGACTGACGCGCACGATGCGCAGCACCTTGCCGCGCGCGCCCGTAATCACCGCGAGAAACTGCTCCTGCGGATCCTTGCGGAGCTCGGCCACCAGGTGCGCCACGTCCTCGGCCGAGATGACGCGGGTCAGCGCGGTGCGGAAGGTGCCCGTCTGGACGAGCGCGACGCGCGCCGCGCGCGGAAGCACCTTCGCGGCCGGCGCCGCTTTCTCGTCGTAGACCTCGACCGATACGCCGGCATCCGGTCCGCTTTCAGCCACTTGCGAATCGTCTCGTCGGTCAGCATCGGCCAGCGCATACTCGACTCCTCCCTCGGTGATCGGGCCCTGGAACAGCTCGTCGGCGAGCCCCTGCCGCTCCATCGCGTAGAGCGCCTGCGCGGCCGTCTCGTCGTCGACCTGCGCGAGGTCGAGATTCGCCTCGGCGAGAGCGTCCTGGAGCATCGCGCGCTGCTCTTCGAGCGCCGTCCGCGTGCCCGCTTCCTCGGGCGAGAGGATCGGATCGCCGGCGAGCTCGCGGCGGATCGCCTCGAGGATCGCATTCGACTCGATGTAGTTCGTCCCCTCCTGCACCGGGAAGCCGTCGAAGAGATCGGGGTATTCGTCCTTGTTGAGCGTGTCGATCGCGGCAGTGCCCGGAACCGCTCTTCCTGCTTTGCCTTTGGTCCCGCGCCGGCGGAAGATGCCCGGCAGCGTCCGATTCGTGACGCCGAGGTTGCGGAGCTCGCCGCCGAGCGTGCTCGTCGGATCGACGCCGCCGTGCCCTTTCAGGAGCGAGAGGATCGGATGCTTGACGCTCGCCTCGAACGCGACGGGGTTGCGCAGATCGACGACCGCGCGCTTGATGGCCGCGAGCCGCTGCTCGCCCGGCACGTCGCGCAGCGGAGCGTCCAGCAGCGCCGGATGCGCGGGCGCGATGCCAGAGCCTTGGCGGCCCTGGAAGCGCAGGCGAGGCATGCGCGCGATCGCTTCCTCGACCGAGATCCCGCGGCGCGCGGCGTAGGTGAGCGTCGCCTGCCGCATGAGCGTCGCGATCGCATCGGCCGCTTGCTTGTCGTTCGGCGAGTGCGCAGCCGAGACGAGCTCCTCGCGGTAGCGCTTGAACTGCACCTCAGCCGCCGGCGGAATCAGCGGAGCGCGCGGAGTCGCAAGCGCGTCGTCGGGCTGCGCCAGATCCCCGAGGAGTTCCTGCTCTTCCTCTTCGGTCAGCTGCGTCGGGGTGAGGCGTGCTCGCGGCGCGGCCCCAGTGCGATCGTCACCGGCCGCTCCCTTGGCGGGCTCCTTTTGCGAGCGCGCCGCGAGCACCGAGAGCGTAACCCCGAGCGGCAGCTTCGCGTCGCGCCCCTGCTCGAGCGCCGCCGCGATCTCGCGCTGCACCGGCTCGGGCAGTCCGCGGAATGCTTCGGCGTCGTCCTGAAAGAGCTCGAGCAGCTCGTCGGGGCTCATGTAGGTGGTATCGACGCCGGACTCGGCACCAAGGCGCTGCGCAAGCTCTCGGAACGCGGTCGGCGATTCGCCATGCAGTGTGAGCTTGCTCGTTGCCTTGACCATCGCGTCGAGGCGCTCGCGGTCGGCGCGAGAGCGCTCGATGCGCGCTGCCCGCCGGATGTTCGCCGGCAGGATCGCCGCGGCCGGACCGAACACTGCGGTCGAGATCGCCGCTGCGCGGAACGCATCGCTGCGAGCAGCAAGAGCCTCGGGCGTCTCGTCGGCAGCCGTCGCGCGCGCGAACACCTCGCCCGCAGGTCGCCCCTCAGAGACGGCCTGCACGCCGGCCGTGAAGGCGTAGTCGAGGGCCGTCTGCCAGTCCTCGGTCTGCGCCTCGGCGCCGATCGAGACGAGGTAGCGCCCCGCCATCATCAGCGCGGGGATCAGCTCGGGTCGGGACGCAACGAGCGCGCCGAGGCGCTCGCGGAGCCCGGCCAGAGGCGCCGAGAACACCGTGCGAGCGCCGGCGAACGAGAGGAAGGCCTCGATGCCCACCAGGTCGAGCCCGGTTTTCGCGACTGCCGCAAGGTGCGCCGCGGCGACGAGCGCCTCGTGTGGGATCGGTTCCGTGACGCTTGCGCCCGAAGCGAGCGGACGCTGATAGGTCGTCCCGACGAGAAACCCATAGCTCTCGTCGAGGTTGAACGGATACGCCGCCGCACCCGCGCCGGCGCGGCCAAACAGCGGGCCGGTGAAGCGCGAGATCGCGCCGCCGATCGCGAGCGCGCCGGGGTTACCGGTTGCAGTCGAGACGATCGCACCGGCGCCGATCGGGACGGCAGTGCCGACTGCGAAGCCGCCGGCGCCGCCCACACCCATCGCGCCGTAGATCGGGATCTGCTCGCCGAGCACGCGCGCTGCGAAGCTCTCCTTGGGATCGAGCCGAATGGCCTTCGTGAGCGCGCCGAGGGGTGACTGCTGCTCGGACGCGCGCAGCGCCTCCCACTGCTTTGTCGCCTCGGGATCGCCTTTCAGAACCTTCCAGATGAGCAGCTGGCTCTCGACGTTCGTGGCGCCCTGCCCGAGCCCGCGCCCGAAGCTCGCGCCCACCTCGGCAACTTCGCGCGAGATGCGCTGCGTGTCCGAGACCGCGCCCTGCCCAGCCATCGCATCGCGGAGCGCCACCCAGTGCTCGAGCTCGGGCATGACGAGCGCTGCGCGCGATGGGTCGCCAAACACCTCGCGGAAGGCGCGCGAGCGCGCGAGGTCGCCGCGCTCGAGGATCAGCTGCGACCGCCGCTCGCGGTAGAGCGCATCGACTCGCTCGCCCTGGCGAAGCGCTACGTCCGCCGGCAAGCCGAGTGAGCGCGCCTGCTCGTAGGCGACGGCGGCTGCGCTCTTGCGAGGCTGCCTGGCATCCCTCCCGATGACCAGCTTCTCCGTCATCGACAGCTCGCGCGGTTGACCCGCGAGGTCCGCCTGAATCTCCTCCTCGGACGCGCCGCGCAGGCGTCCGATCGCTTCATCGTCGGCCTGACGCGACGCGTCAGGTTCGGGGAGGCCGGCGAACCCGCGGAACTGCTCGTCGAGAACTCGCGGCTGCGGAGGCTCCGCGCTGCTCACCTGTGCGAAGCTGAGCTTGGACGGCTGCGCAGCACCGCTGCGCACCTGCTGCGCAGGCTTACTCACATCGGAAAAAGTGAGCTTCTCGCTCATTTTTCAGTGCTGGGAGGAACAAAACCCTCCCCGTCGAAGAGAAAAACCCCCTGCGGAGTCTCGTAAAGCTGCCCAGAAACGAGTTCCCTCTCGTCGGTAGGCAGTGGTCGTGCGCTTTCCGTGCGCACGGCGTGCGCACGGTTGCGGGGATTGATCCCGAGATGCGGCCCCGGCGTGATGTCGGTTCCGCGCTTCGCCGCCATGTCGAGCACCAGCTGGTCGAGGATCTCCTCTTGCTGGGTCGGGTTGGGATCTTTCTTCTCGCGATCGGCCCAGTCGAGCACCGCGAGCTCGGCCTCCTGCCAGAACAGCGTCGAGTCCTCGAGCCCATTGTTGAGGACCGCGTCATCGAAGCCCCACGGATCCAGCTGCATCTGCTTGAGCCGCGCATTCGCGCGCACGAGGTAGCCGCGCGGGATGTCGGACCGGCGCTGGCGCAGCGTCTCCTGCTTGCTGCGCCAGTTGTCGAGCTCGGGGCCGAGCAGCGCCGCATTGAGCGGCTCCTCGGCCAGCTGCGCCGGCGTCAGCCCCTCGAGCCGCGCGGACTCTGCGGTGGCTGCGGCGCGCTTCGTCGGCGTCATCGCCTCGGGGTCGACGATGAAGCCGCCGCGGCCTGCGACCGAGAACCAGTAATCCGCCTCGCCAGCGAGATCATCGACGTGCTCGAGCACGTCCTCGACGGTCACGCCCGGGCCGTCAGGCCGCCCCTTGGTCGCGAGCGCCGACTGCGCCGCGCGCTTGCGCTCCGTCCTTTCGCGGCTCTCGTCCGCCTCTGCCCGGCGCAACTCGGCGCGCGAGGCGCGCTCGAGCGTCTCGACGCGGCGCTGCGCCTTCAGTTCCGCCGCCTCGATCCACTTCTGTGGCATCTCGGCGAACGGGCCGGCGCGCGCTGTCAGCTGCGCGCGGATAGCAGCTGGATCGTCCGCGAGCCCCGCGGAGAGCGCAGCCTCGGCGACGGTGTCGCGGTAGGTGTTGATGCGCTTCACCTTGTCGGCCGTGTCCCAGTGCTGCGCGGTCCCGATGATGTCCTCGGCCTGCTGGCGGGTCGCAGCCGCGGATTCCGGGGTGAGCGCCTGCGCCTCGCGGTCGGCGAGCTGTGCGAGCGACCAGTCCGCCTCGGCGCCTGCATTCTCGACGCCCTGCCGGCGAATCTTCGACGCCACCTCGAAGGCGACCGTCGCCTCGTCCTCGTCGACAAGATCCTCGAAGAGGTCAGAGTACCCGCTCGGAAGGTCGCCGAGCGCGCTCTTCGCGTTCTCGCGCGCCACGGCGCGCGCCTGATCGAACAGAGCGCCCGCCTTCACCGGATCATTCTCTTCGGCAGCCTCCATCGCGGCCTTGCGCAAGTTGATCCCGGCCTGCACCGCGCCGCGCTGCGCACGGGTGCGGTGGTAGTTGTCGAAGACGCGCGCCGTCGTCTCGCCGACAATCTCGAGCCCGCGCCCGAGCGCAGCCTGCCCGCGAGGATCGCCGAAGACCTCGGGCGTGGCGCGCGGCTGGCGCTCAGGCGCCGGCGCTCCGAGGATCGGGATGCGCTGCGGCATCTAGGCCTGCCGCGGCCTGATGTACGGCGGCACCGGCTGCGTGTACACCCGCGGCGGAACCACCCGAGACCCTGGCGGAACCACCCGCGGCGCCCCGGTCCCGAGCGGCGCGCCCGTCGGGTAGCGCAGCCCGTAGGCGGTCGCTCCGGCGTTCCCGATCCCCGCGAGCACAGTGCCAGCGGCCGCGAGATTGCCCGAACGCACCGCCGAGCGGCCGGTAGCGCGCAGCAGCCTCGCCTCGGAGATCCCCGTCCGGCGCGCGCCGAGTGCCGCGCGCTCGATCATCTCGGCGTCGTTCACCAGCGCGTCGAGCGATGTCCCCTCTGCGGGCTCGAATCCAGCCTTGCGGCTCGCCTGGCGCCGGTGCGCGAGCAGGCGAGAGCCCTCGAGGCGGATCCGGCGCTCCTCGTCGTAGCCCTCTTCCTCGCTGAGCTTCGCGTTGTAACGGGCCGCGGCGGCCTCGTTCTCGCCCTGCTGGGCCGAGGCCGAGGCTTGGAGCACGCTGCCGGCCATCGTCGCGATCGGGATGAACCAGCCCACGGGGCCCCCTTAGATTTCCCTTTGTTTAATACCACGCCTGTTCGCCTGTTCGCCTACTTCGCCCCTGTCACGAGTTCGCCCATCAGCGCGACGATCGTGCACGGCGTCGGCCCGCGGTGTTCGAAGGCGATGAAACCGTCCTGGCTGTAGCCGTCCGGCCACGGGAGCGGCGCCGAGTCGCTCGCCTCGCCGATCAGCGGCACGGCGGTCGAGAGGAGATCGAAGCGGTCGCGCAAGACGAGCTCGTCGAGCACCGCGCCGGCGGCGGCGCTCCCGTAGAAGAGTCCCTCGCCGGTGTGATGCAGACGCGGAACGACGTGCGACCAACGCTTCGTCTTCCCGCTCGCGGCGCCCGAGGAATCGCCCGGCTCGGGGCGCATCGGGACCAGGCGCGAGAAGTACGGCAGCCCGACGTGCACGACGCTCGCCGGCTCGTCGAGGGTGACTTGCCCGCCGGAAACCACGCGATCGGCGACGCGCGCGCCGTCCGCGAGGATCGAGACCATCTGCCCCTCGTGCGGGATCCCGCTGATGACGGTCGCCGGAGGTCCGTCGTAGGAGAGCCCACCGTCGACGTAGAAGCTGTCCTCAAGCGCGGGCTCGAAGAAAGCGCCCTTCTCGATGAACTCGACCGAGCGCGAGACGGTGCCCATGAACGTGCGCTCGACCGCGAGCCATATCTGGTCACTGTCGCCGTCGGGGTGCGGGATCGTGCAGACGTCCTCGATGAAGACGCCCGCGCCCCCGATCTCGACGCCGCAGAAGGCGAGCGCTTCTTGCGCGCGGTCGTAAAGAGCCGCCGCGAGCTTGCCGTCCTCGCACGCCGCGAGCACCAGCCGGTAGGGCTCCTGCGCGTAGGCGATGCGCCGGATGCCGCCGCGCACGAGGTGCGCCGCGAGGATCGTTAGGTCCGGCGCCTGGAACGTCTGCTCGACGTCCGAGAAGAGCACCTCGCGAAGCGAGCGCCCCGAGCGCTGCACGAAGAGCGAGACGTTGTCGACGGCGAGCGCCTGCACGCCCGCGCGCGCGCCGTAGGAAACCTGGCGATCGCGCGAGAGCTCGTTGTCGATCGAGACTGCGAGCGTCGCGTCGCGGCCTGCGGCCGGGAAGATGCCCGCCGAGGTCGCGACCGAGAGAATGCGCGTCGCCGAGAGCGTCTCGATTGTGACGGCCTCGCCCGAGAGCAGCCGGAACCCGAGCGCCCCTTCCTCGGTGCGGTCGGGCCGGAAGCTGTCGAACGCGCCGCCCGGCCGCGTCGCCCACAAGAAGTCCGGATCGGCGCGCGTCCCGCCCCACCAAAGGCGCTCCTCGAAGAACTCGAGCGCACGCGGGTAGCCCGAAAGTTGATCCCACGCGCCCCATGCCCAGCGGAACGTCGACGCCGAGACGGCCGAGTCTGGCAGCCGGTGCACGACGTCGGCCGTCGCGGTCGCGCCGCCCACCGCGACGGCCGTGATGCGCGCATAGCCAGCGCCCGAGTGGATGTATTCCCAGCTCCACTTCCCGTCGAGCTCGGTCACGCCGTCGGTGTTCGTGTGGATCGGCGGCCGCGTGCCCGAGGCCGTCTTCGCGTTCTTGTTGTCGAGCCGGTAGACGTTGCTCTCCCAGTGCACGCGGTCGTTCACCGCAGAGCCGGTCCCGGTGTCGATGCTGTGGATGTCGACGCCCGCGGCCCACTGCGGCTGCTCGCTCTCGGGGATCTCGCGGAGGCGCACGAGTCGGTCGACGTCGTTATCCGAGAACGTGAAGCCGGTCGCGGTGAGCGTGATGCCGACGCCCGTGTTCGCGCTCGCCTGGATCTTGAAGGCCTCCGTCGTGTTCTCGGCCCGGAAGGGCGCCCAGTCGGGCGCGTAGGGCGCGAGCGTGAACGCCGAGGCGCCGGTGCGCGAGAGCTTCTGCGGCGCGACGTCGGGGTGCGCGATGAAGAGCACGTCGGCGGACTGGCGCACCTGCAGCGCCCGGGCCTGCGCGGCGGTCCAGGGCGTCACGAGCTCGAGCGGGAGGCCGGTGCCGGGATCGAGCAGTTGCGCCGACTGCGTGTAGAAGCGCATCCAGTTCTCGCCGAGCTCGAGCGTGTAGGCCTGCTCGGTCGAGAAGCGGAACGGGAGCAGAGCCCGGCGCTGCGCGGTTGTCTTCGCCGCGGCGACGTAGCGCGTTCCCGCGCGGCGCTCGGCGGGCCCTTCGACGAGCGGCCAGAAGTTGCGGAGGCGCCGGCACGCCGAGCCGTAGCGCTCCTGGTCGACGCGGCCGTCGAGAGCGGCGTGCCACTCGCCGGCATTGAAGGCGACCTGCATCGGGGAAGCGCGGCCCATAGCTAGGACCGATAGCGCGCGCCGACCCACTCGGAGTCGGAATCGTCCTCGATCACCTCTTCTTCTTGGCCGTCGACTCCTCGGGCGTCGTCGAGCGCCTGCTTGTAAGCCGCCTCTGCGTCGGCGCGCTTCCCGCGGTCCTGCGTGAGCGGCATCGCGAGCTCAACAGCGATGCGAGCGGACAGGGCGCTGCGCAGTAGCGGGTCGTAGGTGTTGGCGTCGACCTGCCGGAAGACGAAGCGCACCTCGAGCGGCGCCGCCCAGTCGGTGAGGATCTTGCGGCCCTCGACGGTCCAGCCCACCCGGGCCGCCCAGTCCTCGTCGTTGACGGTGAGGATGCGCAGCGCGTCGGCCGGCCAGGAGTATTCGTAGGCCCACTCGAAGGCCGGTGTCGTTGCGAGCGCCGCGAGCGCTTCCCGGCGCGAGGCGCAGTTCCACGGATGAAGGCGCAGGACGTCGTCGCGGATCTCGGGCCAGATCTCTTTGGCGAGTCGGGCCGCTTTCACCGCGTCGTCGAGCGACGTGATCGGCGACTCGCCGAGCGCGATCAGGCCGCGGTTAACGATGCCGGTCTCCGAGGCCACGGGCTAGGTCTCGTTCGCGGTGATCGCCAGCTTCGCCTTCTCGAGCGCGACGAGGATGTCGTTCGAGGATGCCGTGTCGTCCCAGAGCACGCGGACGCCGGTCGAGTTCGTGAGGGTGAGCGCGGCACCGCTCTGAATCGCGGGATCGGCGCCCGAAGGGCCGGTGTCGACGAATTGCTTAGCCACCACGCCCTCCTGCCTACTCGCGCGGGGCGAAGCCCCCCGACCTCACCCGCGCGCTTTCGGTCTCTTTGTTCGTTCTACCTAGAAGCCCGCGGCGAAGAGGCCCGCGACCTTGATCGTGCCCGCGAGCGATCCGACGGTGTTCGCCGTGACGCAAACGTCGAACTCGGTGCCCGGAGTCGGCGCAGCCGAGAGCCCGGCGTCTTCCCAAACCCTGCGGAACCGCTGAATGCCCGTGATCGACGCCGAGGACGCCATCGCGCGGCCGAGCACGTTCTGGCCGCTCCCGGTCGCCGCGACGTCGTCCGAGAGGGCGCGCGACGCGATCGACGGGTCGACCGAAACGCCGAAGTTTCGAGCGGTCGCCATCGTGAGGCCGTCACACCAGATGTCTTTATCGCGCACGGTCTGGTCGGCGAGGTTCCAGTTGCCCGCGTTGTAGAGCCCGATGTCGTAGTCCGTGCCCGACGTGATCGCGTCGTTGAACACCCAGAGGTCGATCAGGCGCCAGTCGGCCAGGACGCGGAAGACGGGGTAGATGATCGCGTCCGCATCGGCCGCGAGCACGCTGATCGTCCCCATGCAGAACTTCACCTGCGCGAAGGCGAGGTTCACGTCGTTGAAGAGCGCGGGCGGCGAGCTCGGGTAGATGTTCGCGAGGAGATCGGAAAGGCGGTTTGCCACGGTGGGCTCCTTCTGCGGGTTGCGGGCCTGCGCTTAGGCGCAGATCACCTCGACGACCTTCTTCTCTTGCGTCCGGGTCGCGTTGGCAGTGAGGCAGCTGTAGACCTGCCACGTCTTGCCCTTGCTCGGCAGGCGATCGACCGTCGTGTAGACGTCCTGCCACATGCCGCAGTGAATCCCCGACTTCGCCCAGGCCGGAACCCGGCGATCGGCGCCAGAGAGCAAGAGGCGCTCGCTGTGCAAGAAGTTGAAGCCGAGGAACGACTTCACCTTCCCCTCGGCGAGCACGGCCCGCTCGTTGTAGTCGGTGTTCACGATCTGGATCTCGTTCAGCAGGTCGTCCTCTTCCTCGGCCGTGAGCGCCATGAAGAGGGGCTCCTCGTCGGGCACCTCGGCGGCGCGGAAGGCTTTGCGGGCCGCGCGCAGCTTCGCGACGGTGAGGCCGGTGCCGCCGGCCGCGATCGAGTGCAACGGGTTCGCGGCGATGAACGCGGCCCAGGTGATGCCGGTCGTGCCGTTCTCGCCGGTGAACGAGGTTCCGAAGTGGGCGTTAATGATCAGGTCGTCGAGCTGGCGCATGGCCGCGCTCTTGAAGTTCTGCGAGTAGATCCCCGTCGGGTCGATCAGCATGCGCAGCTTGTCTTGGTCGTCGACGTAGTCGGCGATGTCGTAGTCCTCGGGATGAATCCACCGCGCGTCGTGCGGCGTGTTCACCGGGACCACGTCGCCGTGGCGGACGGTGCGCTTGCGCATCGCGACCTGGCCGACCTGCTCGACGATCTTGGCGGCCTTGCCGACGTAACCGCTGTGCGTGTCGACCGCGCCGAGCAGGCGCGTGTCCATCTGTTGCAGCAGCTGCTCGACGTTGGCCTTGTAGGTCTGGACGGTTGCGACGGTGACCTGGAACGACATAAGAGCGCCTCCCGGGATTCAGTGGACATGCGAAGCGGCGATGGCCGGGCTTGCGTGTCCGCCGGGAAGGCGGGGCGTGAGGAGCTTTTGCCAGGGCTTCGAAGCGGGTCAGCGTCTCGGGTGCCGGGTATCCGCGTTAGCGGGCCGGCGAGCCGCTGGGCTCTCGAAGGTGTCCGGGCTGGGCTCCTCTCCTGTCGTCAGGCGAGATTTCTACCTCGCCGCGGCGAGGCGTCAAGGAGCGCCGAATCTTTTCCCGCGGCAGCTGGACAAATCGCACCCCCCTCGATTTGTCCAGTTGCGCCCGGCGCTCGAGGTCTCGCCATACCTCGGTCGCTCGCGAACGGCCCGAGGCTACGGGGAAGCTGGCGCCGCCGACGGCGATGGCGGCGCCAGCACACCGCAGGCCTCGAGCGCGAGCC